CGGTATAAGAATTTAGATAATATTAATTTTGAAAGTGCATCAGTACTGTCGGAACCAGATCATGAAGTTAATACAGACGATACTTCGTTTACCTTTAAAGATAAAGCACGTAAGAAAGTTATTGCTCGAGAATATTGGGGATACTGGGATATCGATGATACTGGAGAAGTTAAATCTTTTGTAGCTACATGGGTAGGCGATACGTTTATTAGACTAGAGGAGAATCCTTATCCTGATAACAAGATTCCTTTTGTACTAGTTCAATACTTACCTCGGCGTAAGAACATCTACGGAGAACCAGATGCAGCTCTAATTGAAGACAATCAAAAGATTGTTGGAGCTGTAACTAGGGGAATTATTGACATTATTGGCCGTAGTGCTAGTGGTCAACAAGGCATTCGTAAAGATGCTCTAGATGTTACTAATGCACGTAAATTTGAACGTGGAGAAGACTACAAATTTAACGCTAATGTAGATCCTAGACAGGCTTTCCATATGGAAGTTTATCCTGAGATTCCTAGATCTGCATTAGAAGTACTTAACATGCAGAATAACGATGCTGAAGCATTAACCGGCGTTAAAGCATTTACCCAAGGTATCTCTGGCCAAGCTTTAGGAACTACAGCTACTGGTATTAGATCAGCACTTGATGCTACATCTAAAAGAGAATTAGGCATTCTAAGAAGACTTTCTAATGGATTGAATCAAATTGGCCGTAAGATCATATCTATGAACTCTGAATTCTTAGAAGACGAAGAAATTGTTCGTATTACTAATGAAGAGTTTGTAGCCATTAACCGAAATGATTTAGGTGGTAAATATGATATCAAACTTAATATCTCGACAGCTGAAGCTGATGAACAGAAAGCTAGCGAATTGGCATTTATGTTACAAACTATGGGTAATACAATGCCGCCGGAAATGAGTCATATGATTTTAGCTGATATTGCTAAATTACGTAAGATGCCGGATCTGGCTAAACGTATTTCTGAGTATCAACCTCAACCTGATCCAATGGCGGAGGAGATGCATCAACTTGAAATGCAGATGCTTCAAGCTAAAATACGTAATGAAACTGCTAAAGGCGCAGAGAACGAAGTGGATATCGGACTCAAAACTGCTAAAACACAAACAGAACAAGCTAAAGCACGATCTATGAATAGTGGTTCTGATCTTACAGATCTTGATTTTGTTGATAAAGAATCAGGAACTAGGGATATGCGAGAAATGGATGTAGCGGCTAGAAAGCATGCTGATGATATGGAAAGTAAACGTACAAGTCATGCAGATAAACTGGTAGAAAAAGAACATGATAGATTATCTAACCTTGACAAAGCAGCCTTTGATACGTTAAATAAGCAGTAAGGAGTATGTTTATAATAACTAATCATAAGGAATGACATGACTACAGAACTAGAACAAGTTGAAATTCAGATTGATGCTGCTCGAAGAATACGTGCACTGAGAGATAACTGCATTAAACTGATGGATAGTAAGCATTTTAAAGACGTTATTGAAGAAGGCTACTTTAAAGAAGAAGCCGCTAGATTAGTTATGGCTAAAAGTTCTAATCTTACTGTTGATCAAATGAAGCTTATTGATAACATGCAGTATGGTATTGGAGCCTTAGCTAACTTCCTTGAAGCAGTAATGCGACGAGGTAGTGAGATGGATACCGCACTTGGCGAACACGAACAAACTCGTGAAGAAATCTTAGCGGAAGGGATAACTAAATGACTGATACTGCTTTAGGGCTAACGGATGCAGAATTCTTAGCTAAAGACCCTGCTGAATTCTTAAATGAAGAATCTGACCAAACTACCGAAACTGCTGAAGATACCGCAGTTAATGAAGAAACTAACACATCAGATCAAACTGATGATAGTGAAGAGACCTCTATAAACGAGGCAAGTGAAGCACAGGAGGAAACTGATGTTGAAACTACTCAGGATGAAGTAGGCCAACCAGACGAGGATACTCAGACGGAGCCGGAAAAGTCTATTGATAGTGATGCTACAGAATCTCTTGATACTAGTAAAACAGACTCGACTGATACAGATGGGGATACCCAGGAAACTGCAGAGCTGGATTACAAAAGTGCTTTTACAAAGGTGACTAGCCCCTTTAAAGCTAATGGTGTAGATATGCAGGTGACAAATCCGGATGATATTGTTCGTCTCATGCAAATGGGCGCAAATTATCAGAAGAAGATGTCTCAATTAAAGCCTAATTTAAAGCTCATTAAGATGTTAGAAAATAATGATCTTTTAAATGAAAGTAGGCTAAACAACTTAATTGATTTATCTAAAAAGAACCCGCAAGCTATTACTCAGCTAATTAAAGATAGTGCTGTAGATCCTTTAGATATTGATAAAGATGCTCCGAATGATTACCAACCGAATAACTACTCTGTTACAGATAAAGAATATGAACTAGATCGAATACTCGATGATATTAAAACCACTAGTACTTTTGATAAAACTATTGATGTTTTAACTAAGGATTGGGATGCTGAAAGTAAAACTACAGTATCAGATAATCCTGAAATTATTAGTGTAATTAATACTCATATGGGTAATGGAGTATTTGATAAAGTTAATACAATACTGCAGCAACAAAAAACATTAGGTAAGTTAAATGGAATTCCTGATGTGGAAGCATATCGCCAAATTATTGAACATATGCACAAATCTGGACAAATAGTTGATTCGACTAGTGTTAATACACCGGCATCTAAAGTATCAAGTAAATCTGTACCTAAACAAGCTGATGTTGATCGTGATAAAAAACGAAAAGCAGCAGCACCGGTTAAGCAAACTTCTTCTAGTAAATCTCCTCCAGAAAGTGAGTTTTTAGGACTATCGGATGCTGATTTTATGAAGAAATATGCTTAGCTGTTATTTATAATTACTAAGCAATAGGATAATATCATGGCTAACGAGAATATGTATAATGCTCCTTCTAGCACGGCTAGTGGGACTGGATCAGATATAGGCGCACAGGCAAGAACTGATTACTACTTTAAGAAAGCCCTTATTTCTGTACGGGATAAACAGTATTTCATGCCTTTGGCTGATGTACGTGCAATGCCTAAGAATATGGGTAAGAAAATTAAGCAAGATGTATACGTTCCATTGCTTGATGTACTAAACACTGGTGATCAGGGAATTGATGCTGCAGGTACTGCATTGACAGCTGGTACATACTCTGCTTGGAACGCTGCTGGCGTACTGCAAAGTTCTACTGCTGCAAATAGAGCTGCTGCTGTAACCGCTGCTGGTGCTCTTGGCGAAATTGGTCTTAATGACCAGAACTTGTACGGGTCTTCTAAAGATACCGGTACGATTAAATCTAAAATCCCGACTCTCCGTGAAAATGGTGGTCGAGTTAACCGAGTTGGTTTCACACGTACTCAAGTTGAAGGTGATTTGCTTAAACGTGGTTTTTTTACTGAGTATACTCAAGAATCACTGGATTTCGATTCTGATGCAGACTTGCTCTCACACATCACTGAGGAAGCACTTGTTGGTGCCAATGAGCTGACTGAAGCGGAGCTTCAGGCAGATCTTATTACTACGGCTACTGGTACAGGTACTTCTTACTACTGTTCTACTGCTCCTACTGGTGCTGCTCTTGCTGGCTCTGGAACGGCAGCTGCTAGAACAGCTTTGAAGCTAGCTGTTGATGAAGTTGTTACTTACACGGATCTGATGAATCTTTCTATTGCTTTGGATAACAATAAGACCCCTAAGCAAACGAAGGTGATTTCTGGTTCTCGAATGGTTGATACTAAAACCATTAATGGTGGACGTATCATGTATGTGGGTTCTGAGTTGATCCCAGTATTAAGAGCTATGACTGACTTGCATAGTGCAGCTGCTTTCGTATCTGTTGAAAAGTATGCTGATGCTAGCAATATCATGAATGGCGAAATTGGATCTATTGATCAATTCCGTATTGTTGTAGTACCAGAGATGCAGTTCACCGAGAACGGTGGTGCAGCTTCTTCTGATACCGCAGGTACTGGTGATAATGGTGCAGATATCTACCCAATGTTGGTTGTTGGTGATGGTGCTTTCACTACTATCGGTTTTCAAACAGATGGTAAAAGTGTGAAATTCAACATCAACCATAAGAAGCCTGGTAAAGAAATTGCTTCTTTGGATGATCCATATGGTGAGGTAGGGTTCTACTCCATCAAATGGTATTATGGATTTATGGCACTTCGCCCAGAACGTCTAGGTATTATCTGGACTGCCTTGGCAGCTGTATAGTTGTAATGTTTACCTGTCACCCAAGGGCGTTAGCCCTTGGGGGACTATCTTAAATAAGGAGGAATTATGCAAGTAGTAACGCCCATTAAGGAAATGACCATCGAGGAAGTTAAACAAGAATTAAAAGATTACGGAGTTCAGGTCCATCATAAAACTGGCCTAGCTAAATTATCTGAATTGCTAGCTGATGTTCGTGACAATCCAACAACAGTAACTCAAGAAGTACCTGCTGAAGTGTCAGTTAAAGACCGTCCTTATAAAGACGGATTACCAGATGCAAGTAATGCAGCTATCGAAGCCGCATCAAAACACTTTGAGTTATCTCCACAGCAATCAGCTATGAAATTAGTTAGAGTTGTTGTTACTCCAAATGACCCTCTTATGACTGCGTATCCAGGACTTATATTTACTGTAGGCGCTTCTGGAATTAATAAAGGTCAAATGGTTAAGAAATTTGTTCCATTCAATAATGAAGAAGGATGGCATGTTCCAAATATTATCCTTCAACAAATTGAACACGCTGAAATGCAGAAATTTAAAACGGTTACTATGCCTAATGGCGAAAAACAATTAGAACCCTACATTACTAAGAAATTCAATGTACGGATTTTAGATCCTTTAACACCAGCGGAAATGGATCGGCTTACTGCGTCTCAAGCAGCTAACCCATCATTCCATATAGGGGATAACTAATGGCGATTACTATTGCTAATTTAACTGCCAGTGTTGCTACGAGTGATGCCAATGTAGTAACAGGTTCAGGCGTATTCGATGATATGATGGAAACTGTGAATGCGCACATGGCTGCGCAGTTTAATCTTGGTCGAATTACGGGCAGTGATTATGCAACAGTATATTTAACAGCAATGCAGGCTACTGTACAACAAGCTGTAGCATTCACAATAGGGATTCAAAAAGGTAATGCTGAGGAGTCTTTGTTATTTCAGAAAGAGATTACTGAATTTTCTCAAACTGAAAAATCAACTAAAGTTGCCCCTACTACTACCAGTGTAGCTGGTAGAGCAAATAATTTAGCAAGTGAACAAGCTAAAGGATTTAAATGGAACGCAGATCAAAAATACCTTAAAACCTTACTAGATGCGTGGAGCATTAATATTTCTACAGCAGGTGTTGCAGCTACCGGAATAACCGCCATTAACGAATCTGGTACAGGAAATATTAATACCCAGATTACTAATGCTGAACCGACTGGGTAGGACTCCTTATGAGTTTTATTGGTACTGTTATTTCAGCAATTGTTGATGTTGTTGTCAGCATAGTAGAAGCTGTTATACAGATTATAGAAATAGTTATTCTAATAATTATGGTGCTTCTCGGCTACGATAGCGGGAGCACTCAAATTGTTGAATACTTTGAAGTACGGAATTACCCTCTCTTTAGTGATGTAGATGATAGGAATCCTCTCCTATCATCAATTCTTCATAGTATTATTTCTAATAAAGATATCACTAGTAATTTAATTTATCATCAGGCATTTAGGAGTCTTAAAGGTAATATAAAAGACTTTATGAATTTTATTCAACAGGGTAACTACTTTGAAGGGTTTCCTGTTATTGATTCATATATCCTGATTATAAATTACACTGAATTAACTGCAGCATTACAAACTCTTACTGGTGTAGCCTGTACACCAGAAGTCTCAGCACTTAGAGCACTATCACAAACTGATTGGGTTCAATATTGGTTACAAGAGAATAAGGAATACAATGTAGGAACCAATACAATGGGTATTGGGAGTGCAACTACTAGCACAACAGCAGTAACCCCCGCCGCAGATACCTTCCAGGTAATACCTTCTTTAAATAATTTTGATGTAAATATTACAAGTGAATCTGTAACTAGTGATTCTTTTGAAGCCGATCAACGATGGTCCGTTAATTTTAATACAATTGTATATAATGCAGCCGCCGATAATTATACTGTACAAGTGTATAATGCAGCTGGGACAGTAAGAACTTTGCCCTATACGGTACCCACTAGACCTGGCCAATTGCATTACGTATCCAACTATTTTCGAAATAGTCTTCCTTCTAGAAAATACTTATTTGTATATAAAGTAGGGTCCGGAATATATACCGATTTAGATACTATTGAAGAGCCAATTAATATAGATAATTCAATATTACAAGCTCTTCCCGCTGTTCCATTGAGAATTAGTAATGCAAATTACACAACATTTGGGGCTACTAAAAGAGATCAGATTGAGAATTTACTAGATACAGTAGATATGGATGCTGAAAAAATTCTCAATGCAGTAATGAATGATCCTGGAGTAGCACCGGGAGATCTAGATCACATCTATGTCACTTTTGGTGTACGTATGTGGGATACCTCACAGGCAGGAATGTCCTACTTATTCACTATGTTTGAAAATTTATACCCCTCTCAAGGAAGTACTCAAGGAGATTACAATAATTCAGGATCAGCAGACACTAAACCGGCTAACACCATATATACTACCTCAGCCGATAATAAAACCGCATTTCAATTTAATTATATAACCTATACACATACTCCATTAGCTACTATTAATGCTAATAGTGGAAGTCCTGAAAATGGAATTTATTATTCCGATCTGTCTAAATTTAATGCTGCTGGCATTTTGGCATATCCTTACTATAGTTCATCCGGTAAGGGTACATATAATGTCGGATATAAGGCGGATACGTTAACAGAAGTAGCTGCATTTTTAGCAGGCAATGGCACAGTAAATCCTGGTACTACTACTACAGAAGCAGCTAATTGGTTACAGGTAACTGAGCGGCTAGCTTATAACAACCCTACCCCTAATTTATTAGAATCAACTGGAACAGCTAGTCCATTAAAATTCCTGACTCCTGATGCTGTTTATGAAAATAATGGCTCAGGAGTATTGAGGTATGTGCAGCAAGCTTCCGAGGAAACTACTTCAGGACAGTCAATTACATATTATCGTATTAAATCCTCCGGATTAGATGCATATACGGTAGCTGCTCCTATTGGAGCTTTACGAGTAATAGATGGAGATACAGGTAAATTTAAGACTGTTAAGTTTAATTTAGGACATAAGGGGGATTTGATGGTCCCCTTTATATACACATTTGTTAAGGATTTGTCTCATACACAAGTGGCTAAATTATTTTTAGCTGGGGCACACGTATCTATCTACGTAGCTCATTATGAAGTTATTGTACATGCTGGAATGAGTTTTTTAACAGCACTGCTATTACTAGTAGTTATCATTGTAGTAGTTGTATACGTAGCATCAACAGGAGACGCAGAAGGAGGAATTACACTGCTAGAAGCACTTACTGCTGCAGCAGCTATTGGAGGAACAGCTGTTGTCATGGTGCTAGTGACTGCCTTTGTAAATTTACTTATTACATTGGCCATTCAATTGATTGTTCAAAAAATTGTTACCGAAATCGCTGGGGATGGTGAATTAGGTCAAATATTGGGGCTCTTAGCCGGTATAGCGGTAGGCAGCATGGATATAGGCATTAGTTACGGATCTGCCCCAGGGACAGCTCAGTTAGGTACCTATGGGCATACTGGAGGATCTACAATAGGAGCAGGTGGGGGTAGTTTAAATATTCCAGGAACGATCAATCCTCAAAGTGTCTATATGACAGCTACTTTGCCTTCATTTGCTTCGTTGAAGTCTATACCAAGCCCCCTTAAGTTACTACAAATAGGCGAACAAGTACTAAATACTGTAGGTAAAATGCTGAATGTTCGCTTACAGTCCATAGAAGAAGAATTGGATTTGGAGATATCAGCATATGGTAGATTAGTAGGAGAACGTAGACAAGAACTTAAAGAGACGTATGAGTATATCGATGCACACAAGAATAGTATATCACCAGTAGCTCTACTAAATACTCGGCAAAAGATGTTTCAAACAGCTAGTTTTAAAGCTGAAGATTATTATACATTATGGGCTAATAAATCAAATACTCATGCAGGGCGATATGAATATGCATTTGAGAATAATAGTATAGCTTCTATCGCATTTGCTTAATTAAATAGACAATTTAAAGCATAATAAGGTATATTTAAAGAGATCATTATTAGGAGTATAAGATGAATCCACTGCAAGTAGCACAATTACAAAATATGCAATTAGCTGGACCAAATACCGCTCCTAATCCTGGACGAAGTCCAGAATGGATGAAACAAATAGCAATACAAAAAGCTAAAGAGAATTCTTTTTTAAATGAACGAGAAATAGCAAATAGAGAACGAGATCGTTTTTTAAAGGCAAATTCTCCTAATGCAACTGCTCAAGATTTAAATGAGTTTGGATTAGATTCCCAAGGGAGAATGACACCCAGTACTTTTGGACCAAAATCTGCATGGGAAGCATTAGAAAACTTACAACCTAGCGGAAGTACAGCACCAAATCCTAGTCGTAGTCCACAGTGGCTAGAAGATATAGCAAAACAAAAACAGCTAGAAGAGT